GTTGTCCGACATGATGAGTAAAGAGATCCATGTCGGGTCCGCCGTTAATGCGTATCAGAGATACGGCGAAAACCGGAAACACGTTGTCGTTTTCGCCGTGACAATAGATCACGCTGAAAAACTGATGGACGCCTTCAAGTCTGCCGGGTTCAAAACTGGAATCGTCCACTCAAAGATGCCGATTAAGCACCGCGACATGATGCTGAAAAGTTTCGAGGCCGGTGATCTTCACGTCATGATTAACGTTGGAATCCTTGTCGAGGGATGGGACTCGACCGCCGTTGACTGTATTATCATGTGCAGGCCCACAAAATCACCTGCCCTTTACGTTCAAATGACGGGTCGCGGCCTTCGTCTACACCAAGGCAAGGCGGACGTGCTGATTCTCGATCTTGCCAACAATTGCCTGACCCATGGCGACCCGGACGATCCAAAAGTTGAAATTCCACAACGAAAATCACTCATCGAGAAAAAAACCGCTCAAAAAAAATGCCCGAATTGCTCCGAATTGGTCCGGTATGGGGACATGGAATGCCCGGAGTGTGGCTATATATGGGAACCGGAACCGGTCACCGAAAACAACCGGTCGGTTTCGATGAAGAATATCGCATTTGGTTCATCAAAACCCGATCCGTTCCCATTTACAGTCAACGACCATTTCGTCGAGGATTACACATCCAAAAAAGGAAATCGGATGGTTAAGCTGTCCATCGTCGATACCACTTACCTGTCGCCAAAAACAGTCAATGAGTTTTTGCTTTTCGACCCGGATGCCCACGAATTTGCACAAAAAAAGGCCCGTGCTCTTTGGATAAAGCTGGTGGGAAATCGTCCACCGGAAAGCACAGAAGAGGCCATTTTCAGAGCGGATGAACTACTTGAGGTTATCCCGTGGAGAGTACAGGTCGTGGAAGATGGTCAGTGGCTGAAAGTACACTCCTGGACGCCACCGGAGGACGATGAAGATGCGTGGCGTGATGGTTGCCCGGTTCTGGCGGCAACCCAAAAGGGTCGAAAAGTGGACGTTGAGGACGAGATACCCTTCTAAATATGGAGAAAAAAATGGCTGTTATTAGCTTTGACTTGTTTAAAAACCCAACCCTAAACGGAAAAGATGTTGATTGGACAGAGCACAAGGTTTGGAAAGAGCACAATTATAGAAACTATATCACATACTTAAAATCTGATGCGTGGCGGAAAAAGAGGGAACAAAGACTTGATATAAACCGGAGACTATGGGGTGGTTTCTGTGAGGTTTGCGGCGAAAAAAAAGCCACAGAATGCCACCACACGACATATCAAAACCTTGGGTGCGAGTGGCTTTTTGACATCGCTGTAGTGTGTCGATCTTGTCATAAAAAATTAGATGAAAGAAGGGCTGCCAAACAAAAAAAGTTAGGCACCACCTCAGTAAAAACACGGTGTAGGTGAAAACATGCCAGCAATACCAAACCAAATAAAGGACAGGGCGTGTCAAGACCTAATCAATCGTGTCTATGAGGCTGCGTCGTCATGGGACGGGTCCGCGTACACCGTCCACACGACATGCCGAAATGGTAAACGGCGATATCTTGGAATGTCCGGGATAGGAAAAGAGTGCTATCGGGCCTTGTGGTACGGATTTCGTGGTTTCGATCCGGTTTCTCTCGAAGGGCGCACACGGATGATCTTTGAACTTGGAGACCACATCGAACAAATCCAAATCCACTGGCTGGAGGCCGCCGGATACCGGATTACGGACAGACAAGCGTCATACTCAGATCACAACGGGTTTTTTCGCGGCCATCCCGACGGCATCATTCATGGGGTAACAAAAGACCCGCACGTTTGGGATGCCAAGTCTATCAACAAAAAAGGCATGGAAGCCCTGAAAAAAGCCGGAATGAAAGCGTCAAAGCCAATCTACTACGCACAAGCACAAATGATGATGCACTATTCCGGATACTCAAGGGCGCTTTACACGTTCATGTGCAAGGACAATTCGGAATGGTACGCGGAGCGGTTCTACTACAACGAAGAACATGCGATTGACCTTATTTTGAAAGCAAAGAACATCATCACGTCAAACGGCCCTCATATACGACCGTTCGAACACGACAGCCTTGAGTGCCAGTGGTGCGATTTCAAACTCCAATGTTACTACCCGGAGGAAACAATATTGTCTGAGAAAACATGCGGAACATGCTTCTACATGGGGTGGAAGCCAGGAACCGTAAAGCCATACTGCCACCACCCAAATCACCCGTTTCATATCAAAACATGGGGGATATCCTGCGAAGATTGGCTTTACATGTTTCACAAGGAAGCCAAAGGAAGGGAAAAACACCCCGATAAGGTGATGTTATGACGGCCTGTCTCAACGCCGCCTTGGAATACATCGAGCAGGATTTTTCAGTCATTCCTGTCCATCAAAAAACAAAAAAACCGCTGATTCCATGGGCAGAATTCCAAACGCGAATTGCTACCGATGAAGAGGTGGAGTCTTGGTGGGAGAGGTGGCCGGATGCCAACGTCGCCATTGTGACCGGCCGGGTGTCTGCCCTGGTTGTGGTGGATGCGGACAGCGAAAAAGGCATCGAGTGGACAAAAAACCACTGCATACCAACAACGGTACACGCTGGGACGGGTGTCGGCAGGCATCTATATTATGGATACCCGTTTACCATGGACATTAAAAACGCTGTCAGGATCGCCCCCGATGTAGATATCAGGGGAGAGGGTGGGTATGTCGTCGCCCCGCCATCCATCCACGAAAACGGGAAACAATACGAGTTCTTTTTTTTCGGAGATGGGTTCGACGACCTGCCGGAATATGAGCCGATTAATGGCACATCAGACATTTTATTGCAACAGGCGACCGGAAACGGAAATCTGAATATCAATCTTTCCAGTGTCAAACAAGCGCCGCCTGAGTCCGGTGTACCAAAGGGGCAGCGGAATGTTTCAATGACGCAAAAAGCGGGGAAATACTTTGCCCTTGGCCTTGGGTTCGAAGAGGTTTTCTCAATCATCAAGGATTGGAATAAGACCAACACCCCGCCCCTTGGCGAAAAAGAAATTTTCCGAACCCTGAAATCCATCGAAAAACGCCACATCGAAAACCATCCAGATTGCGCGCATATACCGGCAACGCCAAATGTTGAGCCGGAACGATGCGGTGACGCCTCAGAAATACCAGAAGACCTCCTACACCCGGGAGGTGTGCTGGAAGAGCTAATGGAATTTATCAAAGATAACTCCGCCGCATCTTTTCCGCTCTTTTCCCTTGGTGCATCCATATCCTTTCTTGGAGCCGTAATCGGTCAAAAGGTCATGACGGAAACCTGTCTAAGAACCAATATGTATTGCATCTCCCTTGGATATTCTGGCAGCGGAAAAAACGGGCCCATCGCCACACTGCCCCAATTACTGATGCGATCAGCTGCAAAAGAAATCCTTGGCCCAACTGAGGTCACGTCCGACGCGGCAATATTGTCTTGGCTGGCAAACGAAACGACACCAGAACGACGCAACTGCTGGCTATGCCTTGACGAAATCGGACAGATATTGACCGGGATGAAAAACCCCACATCCCCACAGGCAGGTATTCCAAGGCTTTTCACAAAGCTGTTTTCTGGCACAAACAAGCCGGAAACCAAAGCGTATGCCAACAACAGCAACACTCTTTTTGTCCCATGGCACCACCTCAGCAAGTACGGTGCAACGACGCCTGAACGTTTTTGGGAGTCCATCACGCCGTCTGAGGTGCTTGATGGGTACCTTGGAAGAGTCCTCATTTTCGAGGACTTGAGTGACGCACCACTGCCGAATGACTCTTTTGCCTTTTCGGTCCCAGATTCGCTTATCCAAAAAATATCAGACCTATACGAAATTGAGACCAAGTATGAAAACGACGGGAACCTTATCCACAACCGCGTTCCAATACCAAATTCAATCCCAAAAACGAGTGAGGCTATGGAAATGTTCGGCCATTTTAAGCAGCACTACCATGACCTCAAAAATAAGCACAAAAAAAACACGCTTGGAATTGCATCCATTTATGGGCGGGCAGCAGAACACGCCTCTAAAGCCGCCCTGATTCACGCCACGTCCCTATTTGGGCCATCTATCCGGGTGGTTGATGTTGAGTCTGTCCGATGGGCCTGTCGCCTGATTGATTTTGTTGTCGCATCAATGATTCAGGGGATTGAGTCAAACATAGCAGAAACAGACCTTGCAAAACTGAAACAACGCATCATCAAGGGGATAAGGGCCTACTCAGAAAAGAATCACGAAAAAAACGGGTTCTACGGCGCAACGGCCAGGGATGTGCAGCGGGGGCCAGGGAGGGGAGAAAAAGGAAAGGCGGTTAGGGAGTTATTAAATGACCTCGTTGCAGAAGAGAGAATCGGTAAAGGCGTATTCCAGGCAGGCAACAATCGAACAGTGGAGTATTTTTATGTCGCGAGTTGATTTTTTTCTTGCGCACAGTGTCGCGACACTGTATAAAAGGGGTAGTTCTTTAATGTTTTCAATACCTTACTCCAAAGTGTCGCGTCAACGTCACAAAGAAAATGCGACGCTGAGAAATGGGGTAACCCGCCGGAAACACACCAAAATCAAATCGCAGTGTCGAACGTCACAAGGGGCGACATCGAAAATAAAGGGTATACTATACGTGTACCCCCACGTGACGTTCGACGTTATATATATATTATATATTATATATTATTGTTTTTATTATATATATATAAAAATCACAGTGTCGCATTTTGCTTGTGACATTGCTGTGACACTGTGACACTGACCCGCCTGATACAAAACACAATAAACAGCCAAAATGGAAAAACCTGAATGGTAATTAAAAGCCTACCCATCAAAATAAATATCTCAAAAAAAAAATCTCAATGGCTGAACATGAACACATTTCGAAATAATCACTATCAACTCAACAACAAAATGAAGAGTAATTTTTGTTCGGCAATGCGGGCAATACTCATTGAAAACAAACCACACATGGAAAAAATCAAACCGCCGGTTGAATTGGTCTACACCATCTTTCGCCGGGACAATCGAAAAATTGATCTTGGGAATATCGGGGCAGTGCTTGATAAATTCGCGTCTGACGCATTGGTGGAGTGCGGCCTGTTGGAAGATGACAACGTAGGCATTATTAAAGCCCCGAGTTTTTCCACTGCCAAAAAATGAACTGCACACTGCTACGGATCGTCTGCGTTGATAGGCAGGCTCGTACGCAACGGGGTGGCAGTGCAAGAGTAAAATATGACGTGTGTGTAAATTGCAAACAAGGAAAAGAAATCATGAAAGAAATCGAAAAAGCAAAACCGCTGGAGGTGGATGTGGAGGTGAAGACTGAGGTGGAAAAGAAGTTGTGTGTATCGTGTGGAAGCGAGTTTAAAAGAGACGGAGAACAAGTGGGCTCGTGGAAGCTGAAGAAATATTGTTCAACGGCATGCCGGAAAAAAGAGGAAAATCGCCGCGCAATGGAAAAACACCACAAAAAACAAGCGACAAAAAAAATGGGTGCTGGCACATTTGGAGGATACGAAACCGTTGATGAAACGAAAATTTGGCATCCTGTGTTTGATCAAAAGCATATCGAAACACTACTCAGGGGGGCAGATGACGGCAAGGCGGCAGGGGGCGGTGTAAACGTGGATGATACCGACTGGAACACATCGACACCACGCGGCTTTGACGTGCTCATGGACGCTCTCAGGGTGATAAACGGAGACAGGCAGGACGCATATGGTAACCCCGAAGACTCTTTCCAGCTCATCGCGGATTTGTGGTCATCATACGTCCGGGGATTGATGACGCATTGCGATGACGTTGAGACTGATTTTTGGCTCGGCAAGAAAGACGTGGCACTGATGATGTCGCTTTTAAATGTCGCTTTTAAAAGTGGCTCGGATACTGGGCGGAAGTGGAAACCATGACAGCTATGTCGATGGTATCGGCTACCTGGCCTTGGCGGAGGGGATGTGATGACAATGACACTGGATGAATATCAAAAAGCAGCATCACAAACACTGGAACCACAATGCAACTGCCGGGAATATCTTGCCCTCGGCTTGTCCGGCGAGGTTGGCGAAGTTATGGATCATCTAAAGCGAATTATTCGAGGCGACGGGGTTATTGATGATGACTTGATATCTGAGATTGGCGATGTGCTATGGTATCTGTCTCAACTGGCAGCCTTCTATCATGTTGATTTGTCTGTTGTCGCGTCAAAAAACTTGCAGAAACTTGAGGATCGGCAGAACAGGGGCGTTCTTGCAGGTAGGGGGGATAAACGATGAAAATTAATGACGAACAATTTCGTGACATGCTCATATATGCGTTTCGATACGCTTTGGGGAGAGCGACTTTTGCATCGAAAGACATGTCAGAAATCATCTGGCGCAACCGGGATGGCTTATCGAATGCTGACAGGGATCTTTTTTGTAGGGAAATCCGGGATGCTATTGAGCGCGACCATGCAGGGCATGAGTGCGATAAAAAAGCGTGGGCAGGGTTGCTTGCAGATCTTGAAGCAATGGAAAAATGAGAGAAATATCAGAGATAACCGCCGTCGGTATCCTACTGGCTGCGATTGCGTTGGGGGTGATGCTGGGATGGATATTAATGTCAATTATGCTGGTGATAAGCGTTGTCAAAG